GCGCGTACCAGGCGGATGATCCTGGCCGCAGATGGCATGGATACTCACGCGAGCACCTCCTGCGTTTCCTCAAGGTGATCGGCCACTGCCATCAGGAACTCGTCAGCCTCATCCTGTGGCATCGAGAGCGGCACATAGGCAGTGTCACTACTGCTGTCAAACCACGCTTCAGCACCCTCGGGCGCTTCCTCAGGCAGTTCGTCAACAGACTGGACAGAGAACGAAGCCCGAGCGATCGGGCGGAACTCAAGCGTGTCGTTCGGGTGGGTCTTGTCCATCTGCCGCCACGCCTCACGAATCGTGTAGAGCTTGCCGTCGCGCTCCTCACACTCCTCGTCGGTCGGACCCTTCTGCGCATCCTTGGCCCGGACATACTTGAGCCCGTTGTCTTTGGCTGCGATGAGCGTGCCGGCGTTGTAGGCATCCCGCGTCTCAGAGCGAGCGATCCTGTCGGCACGGTAGTTCGGGAACTCATCGAAGTGATCACGGATCCCGTCAGCGATCGTGACTACATCCTGACCTTCCATAATCGCGTTGACGATGTAGCTGCGCAGATTCTTCTTCGTCGTAGTGGTAACACTCTTGACGAGTCGAGCGATCTGCTTGTCGAGGAACTCCTGATAGGAGTCAGCTTCGAGCGTCGAGCGCACACCAGCGATCTGCGCTGCCCGCTTGACCATCTTCTCTGCGATCGAGCGCGACTGCTGAGCCGCGTGATCGAGTCGCTTGCTGCTGATCTCCCACTCGCGGAGGAGCTTGTTGGCGATCCGGGTTGCAGCACGGCGATTGCGACCACGCTCAGCGAAGAACACAGACGTGATGTCGTCGGTGTATTGGTCGGTTTCGTGCAGTCCGATGTCCCAGTCGTCATAGTTGTCAGGAAGCTCCTCATCCGATAACTCGATCTTCTGCTTCGCTAGGAACTTGGCGAAGTCCGGGTACAACTCGCGCAGGACGCCGAGCCACTGCTTGCGCATCTGAACCGCGAGCGCCCGCATGGTCTTGTCCGAGTAGGCACCGTGGCCCTGAGGGAGCGAGGCGAGGAAGTCGTCGTGCTCCGACAACTCGATGTGCGGACGCGGATTGACATAGATGTATTCCGGCTCCCCATTGCCGTTCTCACTGAGCATCCAGCTTGCACCGTCACCACCGTTAACGGAGAAGCCGGCGACGGCGGCTGCGGGCTCGGGCACGCTGCCACCGTTGGTGAATCCGGGATTTGGAACCGTGCCAACTGCGCCAGCTCGGGGCGTGACGCTGGGAGGCCCGGAAGCTGCGACCTGAGTTGCGATTCGATTCTGCTGTGAAGCGATCGAAGCCGGGTTGAGTAGCGGTGCGCCGATGCGTCGTAGTGCCTCCCTGATGTCGATGTCAAGACTCGCCGGGTTGGCCTGCCCGATGAGCTGGATGATCTGCTTGAGGAACTCCACGTCCTCTTGTGCGAACCCGTGACCAACGATGCGGCAACTGCCGCCATTGTTGACGAACTCCGGGAAGTTGACCGCGAGAAGCTGCGGCAAGACGTAGCGGTTGATGTGGTCCGCGATCTCCTCCCACTTGTTCGCCTGCGATTCGAGGAAGATCTCGGCCATCTGCGCTGCGACGTTGCGCGAGCTGGTGCCGCCCTCGCCCTCAATGAACGCCTGCTCAGGCACCCAAATCGAGCGCAGCTTCATCACGTCCATGTAGTTGAGCTGGTTGTGCAGCGCGTCGAAGTTCTCGATCGGCACATCGAGGAACTTGAACTCCCACTCACGAAGCTGCGTGCCCTTTTCGTCAATGCCGGCTGTCGCCAGTGTTGACGGAACAGCAGCGATCGAGTTTCCGCGCAGCGCCTCGGCAGCTTCCTGAGCGATCTGCCAGTAAGGGATCTCCTCGCCCGACTCACGATCAACGAACGAGCCCTCTGGGTGGTAGGCAACCATCGGCGGCACAGCCATGCGCTCGAAGGCGCGATCGAGGTTGGCCCACAGGAACCAGTAGCTCCACCAGTAGCGGTACCCGTAGGCAAGCAGCGGGTAGCCATAGATCGAGCCGTACACGCTGTCCTTCTCGTTGGTGGCCCACAGCGAGTGATACACGTCGATCTCACGCACGCGATCGTTGCCAGCCTTCTTCGAGCCACCCGAGCTTGAGCCACGGCCACCGCGCTCAGCGGTACTCAGCTCGTAGTCGATGCCGTCGAAGTCACCATTGTTGTCGAAACGAGGGGTGATGCGCTCGGGCGGAAGACCAACAAACGTCTTCCAGATGATCGGCAGAACCGAACCCTCATCCCAGACAGGCTTGAGCGCCTTGGTCGGATCCGTCTCCTGATCATCGAAGTAGACGCCACCAGGGTTGCCTTCCATGAACCGCTTGACGATGCCGGCGTAGCCGAACTCGAAGTCGGTCGTGTGCTGGAAGATGTAACGAGCATGGACAGCTCGCCAGGCCGAGTCCATGAACCCCGCGATCTGCGCGTTGGGTCCGTTCTTGTCCCGAGCCTCCATGTGCCACTGAGCCCGCACGAGCGGCGTACGGCGGTAGTGGAGGCCGAAGCTGAACATCGGGTCACGTCGCATCTCTCTGAGCTTGCGAAGCGGCGGTGTCCTGTCCGCGATGAACGGCTGGCCGAGCTGGTCGCGGATCGCTTGCCAGTCAGTTGTCGTTCCGGTCTGGTCGGCAACACGAGGAGCCTGCTCTTTCCCCGTGATCGACTTCATGACGGCCGCGACTTCCTTGGGATCGACAGTTCCCTGCTCGATCAACCCGCGGTTGTTGGCCTTAGCGGCTGCTGCTGGTGTAGACATTGTTTACCTCGTTACTGCCTTGAACTGATCGACGGGATGCCTTCTGCGACCGGAGATGGTCACCGGACCAGTGCGCGTAATGACGTTGCCGTCACCGTCGAGCACCTTGCCGTTTGTCCGCCCGTTGTCGGGGCGACGGGTACTGCTGCCATTAGCGACTTGCACGCCTGGTACCAAGTGACCCTCGATCACTTCGGCGTTCGAGATGCCGTAACGCCATGCCGACATCGCGTGGTTGAACTCGTCAAGCTCCTTGTCAGTTTTCGGATCCTTCTGCCACGACTCGATCTCCTCGCAGAACATCGGAGCACCATCGCTGTCCACGGCGAACCTGTCATCAATGACGAGGTTCTGCACGGTGGCGATCATCGTCTCCTTGTTGCGCGTCTGGATCGGCCACGCACCACCCATGCCGCGGCGGCGGAACAAGATCCGATCGCCCTTGCCCTGCGGGTCCATGAAGCGACCCTTGACTTGCCACTTGCGGCCGTACTGAGCGCGGTACGCATTCTCGATCGCCTGCACTCTGTCAGCAAGCTTGGCAGTGTCGATGTCGGCCGCATAGATCTCCTTGAACAACACGTAGACGTAAGGCTCAAGGAAGATCGGCTCGAAGTCGTTGCTGAACGCCGGCACCTCTAGCTTGAGGTACTGGAACCAGAGCACGCAGTACGGGTTCGTGCCGCCCCAGTCAATGCCCTGATAGATCGGCCCGTACTCAGGCTTAGGCTCGTAGTTTCTGACACCATAGGTGTCAAGATCCCAGTCCTGAATGTAGTTGTCCTCGTCAATGCCTTCGCGGCACTCGTGCTGCAACGTCCAAGTGCCAGGCGTGTTGCGCTTAAACGTCTGGATGAGGTCTACGGTCGGCTTCCAACCCCGAGCATGAAACGCTTTGCCTTGACAAACGCTTTCAAGGGTGCGAGGGGAGCCGTCTTTTTGACGACCCTTGACAACACGATTGCAAGGACAGAGTAGATCAACATCGCGGCCCAGCTCAGCAAGGCGAGCTTGTCGTTGCGACTTAGGGACGCCGCGACACTCTGGGATCTCTGCGACGGTTTCCCAGATGCACCAGACGTAGAGGGTGAACTGTGGAATGTTGCCATTCTTGACATCCTCCTCGACTTCTAGCAGAAGCTCTTGCATACGACCGCGCATCGACTTGCGTGTCGAGGTAACGATGTCCTGGGGCGGGATCACTGTTGCCGGCGTGCCGTCCGGGTTCTTCATGAATGCCGGCAGCGGACCCGTCGCTGCCTTTGCAACCGCCATGCCTCGGGACTCACTCCAAGTCCCGTCATCCATCAGCTCGATCTCATCCGCGTGTGCCTTCTGTGGGTGAGGACCGTTGACAGCAGTTTCGGTACCGGCGACAACCTCCACCTTCGAGCCGGTCTTCCACTGCGTCTCCGACATCCGGGGCTCGCCCTCGATGAAGTCTTGTACCTGATCGGTCTTGCGGCCGGTCTTGGTATCTCGGACGTAGCACCACGTCGAGATGTTCGAGTAGCAGCGATTACCCTGTCCCTTGGTCGCACCGAAGCTCAGGCTCTCGCAACCTGGCTTGTACGTACTGTTGACAAAATGAAGGATGGCGACGATGAACGTCTTAGCGCCGCCGCGATTGGCAAGCGCGAGCGCGGATCCAACGCGCTCGAAGTAGCAGTCCGCCAGGAACTTGAACGGAGCGTCGTGATCCTCGCATACAGAAACTCGGGGTACATCGACCCCGAGATTCGACTTCACCCAGGCATGTAGCTCGTCGTCAGTCTGAGGACCGTCCGTTCGCACGCGATGTGCGAGGCTTTGAACCCTTAGCACGATCTCGCGGAGCTGGTCTACGTCCATTGCCGCCAAACGCTCGGAGCTGAGGCCGAGTCGCTTGAGCACTGGCGGAAGACTCAACTGCTCTCGAAGCTCCTGCGCCTCCGTTGTCTCCACTGTTGACTTCTTGGACTTCGTGGATCGCTTCCGGTGGGAGGTCGATGATCGCTTCGAGCTGCGCTTCGGTGGACGGGTCCGCGACGAGCCTGAGGAGTTCGCCAATCAGCTCATCCTTTCCCATTTTGTCGAGGTCTACTTCTTCTTCCTTGAGCTGCAACAGCGTCTCGTCTCGCTCGATCTTGAGCGCGTGGACGGCGGTGTCAACACGGAGGCGAGCACTGTCTGATTCGAGCCCTGCATCGAGAGCGGAAAGGATCTTGTCAGCTCGCTTCCTGACACCCTCGGCCACGATCTCGGCGGCACGAGGTTTGCGCTTCCGGCCCTGGCCGCGGCCGGCTCCACCGATCCTGCCTTCGTAGACCATCTGGAAAGCGCGGATCTGAGGGTCGGAATCGTAGGGATCATCAGGGTTCTTGCGAATCGGGACGATGATCTTCTTGTCGCCTTTGGTGACGACATGGAAGTCCTGCCCCTCCACCCCTACTGCCTCTAGCTCAGCGGCCATGCGTCAACATGGTACCCGAACTGGGCATAGATTACCCGGATCTCAGCGAGGACTTGTCCTTACTGCTGTCACGAGCGCGTCGGCCAGGGCGAGGACGGACCTGATCCTTAGGGACCAGTTCGAGCACCTCGATCCCTGCTTCACGAGACGAGACAACATGCTTGTCGTCAAGTTGCACGAGTCGATCGCCCAGACGGGCGAAGTAGTAAGTGTCCATGATCCCCTACCTGCGCCGTTCGAGAATGGTCGGTGCTGCTAGGGCGTGCGTCATGGCATCACCCTTGTCCATCCCGCCTGTCGTCTTGCGTCCGAAATCAAAGTCAGGAAACATTTTCTTGATCGCCTCCCAGGCGTCATCTTTGCCCATGTTCCCCTTCCCGAAAACTACGCCTCGCGCTTGATTCACAGGAGGGTTCAAAACAACAGTGCCCCGCCGTTGCTTTGCGGCCAACAGAGCCACGCCTTCGCGTTTGCTCAGTGACCTGATTGTGTCATGATTCTTTACAAATCCAGCTTGGCGCTCGACTGACACGATGTCAGGCTTCATGAGCGCAAGCTGCCGAGCCACCCAAACGTAGGCTTGGTAGAGCCTTTCCGCGTCTGAGTCCTTCGCATCTTTGGGCTTCCAAAGAACAGCCCTGAGTGGGATCCCATCCACTGCCAGCGCCGCAGCGAGGAATCCCTGCGATGCGATGTCAATCCCAACTGCTCTCACCGATCCATTGGCACTGCACCGCTCATCAAATACTCATTCCTATTTCGTACCAGTGGACAAGAAGGTTGACAGTGACTCCTGCTACTAGCCCGAACAGCGGTGCCGTGACCATCACGAACATCAACGCTGCGAAGGCAGGGAACAGGATCTTAGACGCAAACTTGGTACCCGGCAACGGCCGGCGCGGAACCCTCTCAGGCTCCGCAGCAGGCTTCTTGTACGGCCCGATGTCACTTGGAAGGTCTGGGTCAGTCTTCACGGCTGCGCCTTCTCGTGCGGATGCCGATCTTCTTCGGCCCGCCGCGCATGTCGCTGGCATCATGCTCGTCTTCCTTGAACCCACCGACGCGGCTGATCACCTTGATCTTGCCCTCGATCGTCTTGCCGAGATCGCGGTAGCGGACGTAGCGGTGGTACGCCTTCTTCTGCTCTCCGCGGAAAGCGACAACAGTGTCGTCAGTGCGAGCTTCGGCCTTGCGCTTGGCATCGTTGCTCTGAGTCGTCCTGAGGATCGCCTTGTTCTCTAGGTACTCCGCGATCTCCTCGTAGATGTCGGCTTCGATGTAGCCCATCGCCGCCTGCCAGGTACACGTACTGAGTGCGTTCTGGAACTGGATCATCAGGTTCGACAGCTCTGAGTGATCTACAGCGTCGATGTCTTCCGGCAGCTCGGGCATGTCGCCCTCGAAATCAGACGGCGGCGTGAGCCCTGCCTGCCGCACGTTCTTCTCGTGCAGCTTCGAGTGAACGAATGCACCGTGCAGACCTTCTGGTACCAGCTCGTTGATGTCGATGTCGTCAGTCTTGTCTTGCCGCTTAGACGACGACGAGGAGGATGCGGCTTTCCGCACCCTCCCCATCGGACTTCTGCGGCGCTTTGTCGCCGCCATGACTAGTCCTTCTCGACCGTGACCTTAGAGACGCCGGCAGCGAGCTGATCAGTCACGTAACCAACGGCTGCGAACAGACCCTCGGTAGTGATGGCGATCTCACTCTTGCCCTTCTTGAAGGTCACCGTGTACGTGTCGTCACCCTTCTTGGCACGCTTGGCGTCCTTCTCGTCATCCTTGGCAACAGCGTTGTCAACATCGTCGCTGTCGTCAGGATCCTCCTCGCCCTTCTTGCCACGGCGACCGCGGCGACGAGTCCGCTTCTCGGGCTCAGGCTCGGGCTCAGAGTCGTCCTCGTCGCCTTCGCTCAGCTCCTCGATGCGCTTGTCGCAGAGATCAAGGATCGACTGGCGGGGCTTCTCCCGCGCCGCCTCGTACTCCTTGATGTATTCCAGCTCCTCGATCTTGCGCTCGTCATCGTTGAGGACTTCCTTGATGTCCTTGACGCTGGCTTCTTCGTAGCCCTCCCACGGCTCCTCGTACTCCTCGCCTTCGCCATCTTCGTCCTCGCCGTCTCCTTCGCCCTCGTCTTCCTCCTGGGCTTCGAGGATCGCGGCGACGAGCTTCTTCTTGCCAGCATCGGTCAGGCGCTTCGGCTTCTCGACCTCGAACTCGTCCGCAACCTCGAACAGCTCGTCCTTGTCCATTTCGAGAAGCTCCTCCTCGGTGTAGGGCTCCTCCTCGCCCTCGTCACCTTCGGAGTCGTCATCACCGTTGTCGTCACCGTCATCGTCGGCAGGCTCGCCATCGACTTCCTCACCGATGAACTCGGCCAGGTAATCGAGCACTCGACTGGAAGGCTTGTCCTGCGCTTCCTCCCAATCCGCGATGTCTTCCATCGTGGCGAGATCGTCCTCGTCCTCGGGATCCAGCTCAAGCGCCTTGATCTTCTTGAGCCTGGTGGCCGGCGTCAGCTCCTCGTAGCCCTCGATGATGTCGTTGATGTCGATCGGAGCTTCGTCGTCATCACCGTTGTCATCGTCGCCGTCCGCGTCGGGCACGTCGCCGTAGGTGATCTCGCCGTCCTCGTCAATCGAGACGCCGGCCAGCTCAAGCACCTCCTGAATCTGCTTGCCCGCCTCGGCGGTGTCCTCGTCGTCGCTGTCCGGGGTCACACCATCGCTGACCCACGAGTCGATCGAGAACGCAACGATCTCGTCTGCGGTGGACAGCTTGTCCTTCTTCGAGGACGGCATGTCGTCTGTGTAGACACCGAACTCGATCGCCTTTTCGATGATGGCCTCAGCCTGGGCCTCATTCAGATCCAACTCGTCTAGCGCCAACTTGCTTCCTTCCTGTTCGTTGTTTCTCGCCTGTCAAGATAGGTGTCGTCACCGCTGGCCGGGAGTCGAACCCGAAGGCGGGCATTAGATGGCGCGGCACCATGTCCCGTCTCTCCCCGCGCAGGGCAGGCACTCCGATACCTGCTTCCGCAACGACGACGACAGTGGGATCATATCACACCCCAGCCTTAGCCGGATCGAAGTCCCACCGCTTGTAGACCCGCTTACGCACCTTTTCGATGTCGTAATCCTCGCGGATCCCCTTAGCTTCTAGCACAGCTTCGGAGTCGCTGAGCCTAATCGGTTTGCGGTCTTCTGGCTCGGGTTCAAGCGAGCGTTTCATGTCAACACGACAGACATCTCCGTAATCACACCACTTGCACGGCTGCTCTCCCCAGAGCCATCCAAACGGGTGTGCGTACCGCTTCTCCTTGAAGTTTGTTTGTGGCAGCTCATCATTGATGAACGCCTCGCGCCACTCGTGCAGCTTCTCGATACCAGCCTCGTAGAACTTCCGATCGTACTCGTAGTAGAACTCATGAGTATCAATAGGGTTGTCACGAGATACGTAGTAGAGAAAACCGTACTCGGGTGGCACTAGTTCTTGCGCGTAGAGACAGTCCTTGGTCCCGTGTGCTGGACAGAGATTCTCGATGACTGGCCGCGGCTTGCCGTTGTCCTGTGTCCACTGAAGCATTGGTATCGCCATCCGGTCGCTGTTGTGGCAACGCAACACCGAGCGAGGGTTCTCCTCCATGTCGGCCCGCACCATTGCGATCTGCGTCTTGAGCTGCTTGACATGCTTCTCGTCTGGACCGCGGATCAGCATGCGCATGTCTTTGATCACATCAGCGTACTTCGACTTCACCTCAGCGACAATAGGCATGACACTCCGCGGCCAGAGGACAACCGAGTCAACCGTGCTGGTCAACCAGGCATCTTCGTTCTCGTACATGTCCTGCTTCTGCTTTTTGCCGAATGGATCGAACGGCGCGATCGAGAGCAGGTAGCCAGCCTTGTGCCAACGCATCACGATCCGATCCTCAATGTCCTTGCCGGCATCTGCGATCTGCGTCAGGCGACGTGCGCTAAACAGGTACGAGCCCGTCGAGCGTGGCATGTCGAGCATCCGGTAGAGCGCCTGGCGTCCACACGCCTTCGGATCGTCACCAGGGAACTGAGATCCGTGGAAGCTGACGTGCCAATCGTGTTCGGCCGCAGCACCCTTGTCGGACTTGCCCGCGTTGACTTGCTCCTCAAAGCGGAACGCGAGATCGAGCAGCGGGTCGATCTCCCGGAGCAGGCCGATCCTGGCGAAGAACTCGCCGCGTGACAGCCCCACTAGAGATCCTTCTCCATGAGCTTCTCTTTCGCAGTGCGCAACCGCTTCGTGATGATCTCAGTCTTCTTGCTCAAATAGGTGATCTCCTCAGCCAACTCCGTCTCGCCTTCGTGCATCAACTCAGCAATGATGTTGTCAAGTGCTCGCTTCTCGCGCTCGATGTTTGTTATGCGCACCCACAAGTTCGAGCTAATCGGTTTCTTATGTGCGCGAGCGAGCCTTGCCATCAATCCCACACCCCGCGGCGGATCCAAGCGTGATACAGCTCCTTGTCGCCTTTCCAGAGGATCTGGATGCTGTTCGAGCCGCCATCACCAGGCAAGACTGAGATCGTGCCGTCCTCGTGCTCACGAACGGTGTGGTTGCGCAGGTAGCCAATCACGGGGATCTCGGCGTCAGGCGGCTGGACAGGGCAGACGATGCCCCAGCAAGTGCCAGTGAGATTCGTTGGGTTGTCCGATTGCATCGGTTCACCCGTCTTGCGGTCGAGGTACTTCCAGTAGTCACCTGGCTGAAGATCGTCCGGTAGCTCACCATACTTGACATCTGGACGGCGGCGTCCCTTCATCGCGCTGGCCTCACTAGCACGAGCTGCGGTTCATCCATATTGCAGTAGTGCATGAAGATCTTGACGTTCTCGTGATCAGCTTCGACGGTAACTCCGTCAACGCTGCTGTCAGCTAGCCCAGCTTGAGAAGCAACAGCATCAACAAGCAGCTCGATGTCGTAGTCCATCTCGGTGTAGGTCGCGTGAAAACGCGGCTCTCGGACATGTGGGTCGATGTTAAACATCGCGTCCCGCACTCCTGCGTAATCGTCTACCTCATCAGACACGTCCGGTCAGCTCCTTCAGTCGCAACTGGAATAGGTCGTTGTTGAGATTGTCAGCATGCTTCTGTGCGTCAACCGAGTTGTCAAAAACCGGCTCGTCGTCTTGCACGTTGGAGAACCGATCGCAGATCAGCCAGAAGTTGTCCTGGCGGATGATGACGTAGCCACGCTGAACGAGGTACGCGAGTCGCTCGTGCCAAGGCTTCCCCGCTAGCTTTGGCTTGCGTGCGACCGTGGCCGGCCGGGAGG